ACACCGTGCATAGCTTCAAATGCTACAGCAGTGTAAACAGACTCAGAAGCAGCCTTCATCAAGTCTTGTGGATTGACATCACGTCCTTCAAGCTTAGCAGAAGCACCTTCAGCACCTGCAGCAAGAACACCAAACTGCGTTGCAGTGTTGGCTGTGTTGTATGCAACTCGTCCAGCCTTAGCCACAGTACTTGCATCTTTAGTTAACTGAGCCATGCGTCCTAATGAACCAGTAGCTAACATCTCAGGGTCATAGACAAGACCTTTGATTAAGTCACCTACAAATGCACCTGGATTATCTGTAGCAGCTTTTCCAATAGCTTTAGCAGTCTCTACAGGATTTTGTACGCCTTCTTTAATAGCATTAAAAGTATCAGACGCACTGCGTTGTACTTGCTTTTGTTCTGCAGGAGTAACTGGTTCTAATCCAGGCATGATACCACCTAGAGCAGACCTTGCGGTGTACTCAGCAATAGGGGCTATCATAGATTTCTTTTTCCAGTCCTCCATCGACATCTCGCCTAAGCTTTTCTTTAGCTCAGATACAAAGCCTTTAGACTCTACTGGTTTAGCAGATGTAGGGTCAAACTCTTTAGCTGTGGAAGCGTCAAAAGACGCAGGAGCATCAGCTACTTCAGTGGCTGTCGAAGGGTTAAACTCCGTAGCACTAGATGGATCAAACGCCATAGTAACCTTTAATTATTTTACTGGAACCCACTGACCATTTACATACTTGGCTTTGTTGCCAGAAGCGTCTTGGTAGATTTTACCTTCTTCAAACTTAGATTGTTTCTTTTCGGATTTAGCTTTATCTTTAGGGCCGTAACGTTTTTCAACAGATTGACGCTTAGTTTCAAACTCATCACGAATAGAAGCTTTAGCAGTATCTTTATCTGTAATATAAGCGTTACTGTCAATCATTGCAAGACGTTTAGATTCTTCAATATCTAATTTATTCATAGCGGTGCGGTATTCTTTATTAACCTTTTCACCGCTACTGCCAATAGTATCTGTACCAGAGGCTAAACGAGCTTCACGCTTTTCTTGAATACCTACACGAGCACGGTCTGTTTCAGCTTTATATTGTTCTACTTCACCATGCAATGCTTTGTATTCAGAGTCAACACGCTCTTTCATAGTTAAACCAACGTTCTGTATAATCTTTTGAGCTTCTTCAAAAGAAGGTGCGTTCTTAACAGCACTAGCTAAAATAACAGCAGTTTGTGGATTTTTAATAACATTACCTACTACATTAATTAAATCTTCTTTACTAGTAGCTGCAGAAGATAATTGACCTAAAGTATCCAAACCAGTCTGAATTACTTTCATACGTTCTAATTGCTTGACAGATTCTGCTCTTGCTAAGTCTTGAGATTTCTTAGAGAAATCTGCAGCTAGTGCTGGATTACCTTTAGTAGCAGCAATTTCTGCAGCTCTATTATAAGTATCTGCTAAACGTGCAGTACTGTCTTGTTGCTGGGCTCCTGTAGGAGCTTTTGCTGCAGCTTTAGGAGCTTGTCCTGCAGCCATGTCTTCTGCATCTTGTGTAGCAGACACAGTATCTTTAAAACCAGCAGGAGACACATCAGGAGTATCAGGAGTTACAGGACCTGTGTCGCTAGGTGCTTGCTGTGAAGTATAACCAATAGGCTGCTCAGTAGCTGCAGCTTCTTTTAAAATATCTTTAGACTGCATTGTAGATTTAACGCCTTCTACTGCGTTATAAGCACTGGCAAAATTAGTAAAAAAACCCATAATTATTTCCTATAATTTTTATTTAGAAGCCAAGCACAGAAGCAATACCACCAATAACATCACCAGCAGCTCCTAAAATACCTCCACTAGAGTTTCCTCCAGTCCACATAGAAGCACCTGTAGCTCTAGCTTGGGATTGTGCAGCAGCAGCTTGAGCTTGTGCAAGAGCTGTTTGAGCACCACTAATGTAGCTTGTTTGTGCCTGTGTCTGAGCAGCAGTGTATGGAGCCATATAACCAGCAACGTTAGCATTAGTTTGAGCCAAAGCAGCATTAGCAGCCAAACTTTGACCTTGATAAGGAGCTAAGTATGAACTTACTTGAGCAGCATTCTGAGCAGCCGTTGCAGAAGCAGGAGACTGATTAGCACCTGACAATGTGCTTAATTGATTAAACAAGTTATTATAGTAAGTAGAGAACTGACCTTGTGCTAAATTAGAAATAGCATTGGCTTCTCCGCCAGATTGTAATTGACCAGTTGCTGCAGCAGCACGTTGACTAGCAGTCACTCCTTGTTGCAACTGAGCTTGATAACCACCCTGAGACATAGCAATGTTAGGATTGTTAACTAATTGATTTAATTGTGTAGCTGCTTGAGCACGATACTGTGAGTATGGGTCATAAGTGCTTAAAGAAGAAGCAGTAGGTATAGCATTAGTTGCAGGAGCAGCAGCAGGTGTAGCTGCTCCTGTTAAACTTTTTTGATAAGCAGCCCAGTCAGCAGAATTAGAAGGAGTAGCAGAAGCCTCGCTGGCAGCAGCTCCTAATAAGGCTTGATTGACCTGAGCTTGAGTAGCTGTAGGAGATAAGTTTTGTGTCCAATATTGAAAACCACCTACATCAGGTGCTCTACCGAATAAGTTTTCGTAAGCACTACTAACTTCAGAAGTTAAATCTCCTGATTGATTAGCAGTAGTATAAGCACTAGGACTAGCAGCCTGTACTGTTAAATTGGGAGTTGTGGTATCAGCCATAATATGTCCGTATAATTAGGTTAGAAATAGATTATTGTTCTATTTCAAAGTCAATTTCAGCAGTTTCTAATCTCAATGGTACATTCTCTGTACACAAAAACTCCCAAGCTCTGCGACGTGCTTGACCAGTTTGATAAATCTGTGGTCTAGGCTTACTGAGATCAACAGTACGGTAAGGAGACCAGTTTTGATAATCATCGTCAGATCTACGAATATTCATCGTAGCTCCTACTTTATCACCTACAATTTCAACTCTATTGTAAAATTTACGTTTAGTAAGTCCGTTATCAATAATAGAAGTTACTGAACGATAATAGATAGGAGCACCAGCATCACTGTAATAAGTATCAGACATGGTATACAATGTACCATTATCATCATCTAATACATAATAAATACCGTTGTTTCCTGCATAATAGCTAGGACGGAAGTACTGTTCAGCATAGATTCCTGGGATTCCTGAATCAGAATCTCCAATAGCATACATAGTCCACTGAACCCACGCTTGTTGGGAAATGTCATATACTATTGTAACATTTAAATCATGTAATGTCAATACATAAAATAGATGTCCATTGAATTTAAATACGTAAGCAATGACGTATTGTAAGTTACTATTACCTAAAATACGGTCAATGTACTCATCAGATACTTTTGTAGGGGCTACACCATCTAGCATAAACACCCCAGTACCTTCAGCCTTGGAAGAACCAATCCAGATAACTGATTGCTCGAAAGAGACAATAGAATTACCGTTAGGACACCCAATTTCAATACGATAGGAAGGTGCTGGAGATAACGGAGAACCTGTAGGGTTTGCAGCGTCATAGAAGAACTCTAAAGACCATTGACCATAATCAAGGACATAGTTCAAATGCTTAGCAATACCTGTAGATTGATCTGGCTCAGCTTCTGCTGTAACATAGTCTAAAGGATTCCAAATAGCAGGGTTTCCTACGTTACTAGTATAAACACGTCCACTAGGTGTGCTAATGACCACGTAGGAGTCTAAGAAGACTGCACCAGGGTTAAGGCCGCCTGTAGGGAAAAAATTCAATACAGCCGTTCCTGAAGCCCCTGCTCCAGTACCGCCTCCACTGTCTGCAAATGTAACACTAGGAGGTGATGTATATCCAGAACCATAGTTAGTCATGGTTACACCAGTAATAACACCGCCTGTAAATTGTACAGTTCCTGTGGCAGTTGTACCACCTGCAGGAGGAGCAGAGAAGGTTACTGTAGGTGCTGTATACCCAGTACCGCCTGTGCTAACAATAACATTAATAACTGTGTCGTTAGTAATTTGAAAGAAAGTTCCAGTAGAGCCGTTTAACAAATAACCATTAAGCTGGTTATGTAAAAACAAATAACCATTGTTTAATGTTTGAACAAAATAACAAGTCTCTATAGGACCTGTAATGCTTCCTACAGTACTTGTTGCATAAGTAGTAGGATCTATTTTATATAAAACATTGTTAATAACGGCATACAAATAACCGTTAAAATAACACATTCCTTGTGCTTGTGCGTCAGGCAACGCAGGAGAAGTCTGAGCTATTTGTAAGCCAGGTCTTTTAACAAACTCAACAGAGCTTCCTTTGCTTTCAAAGTATCCATTGACACATTTAGAGTCAGTTTTCAAATCACCATTACGAGTGGTAATTTGCTGTACTAAAGGAATACGTTGTGTTGGCATTAGTTAGCTTGTCCAAAAATAACGTTAGCCATGCGAAGGTCTGGCTGGAAGAACGAAGAAGTAACTTCAACATCCCAGTCATTGAGACGATCACGATACGCACCTGCACGAGCTGCAATCTCTTGTCTACGACTGTCAATAACACCATACTCAATAGCTAATTGGTCTGCTAAGCCCCATACTAAAGTGTTCATCCACTCGTTAGGAAAGTCAGGAATCTGTGAGCCAGTGTTGATGTCATCCATAGGCTGTTGAGCCATGAAATGTAACTCATAGTCTTGAGATGTATTAGCGTCTGGTGTTAAGTAAACATACATGTTACCGCTATTCTTACGAACGTTGTAATACATGGAGTTACTGATACCAGTAGAAAACTTTGAACCTAATACGTTATACTCTTGTTGGCTGAGCATCTGAATAGGTGTGTCAATCATTGGAGACACAGAAGTATTACGAATCCAGCCTTGAATTACTTTTAAAGGCTTGTCAGTATCTAAGTCAGTCAAAGGATTCTGAGAAGCAGGTCCAATGCTATAGACAGTTTGATTCTGAACTAAAGGCAACACAAGCTCATTTACTTTCCAAAGCTTTAAACCCTCGGTAGCAAACTGCTTAACCAAAAGATTCAAAGCTAGAGAAGCATTTGCAATCGTAGCTGAATCAGGTACATCACCAAGTTCAAGAACTCCGAGCTTACGCAAAGCAAGTTGAATGATCTGGTCACGACTAACGGTAAACGTACTAGACATGCTATACTCCAAACATAATTTTAATTGCTTTATCCAGACCAATAGTCTGAGCAATGACTACAGCTAAAGCACCTATTGCTAAATACTTTATTTGATTGAGAGATTTCTCAATGCTGTGCATAGTTGTTTTTAAATCAATCGAAGTTTCACGTAACTCACGAATATCATCTTCATGATTATCTGTTTTAACTTCTAGGCGAACAACACGGTTCTCTAATCCCTCAGACATTAGTTACTCCAAGTTGCCACAGGCTGCTCTGGAAATACCGCTAGTGTCGTAGGTGGAGTAATTGCAATGTTACGTACTTGACTACGATAGTTTAAAAACTCAACTTGATTAGTAAGATACGGATTAGAGTACTGTGGGTTATTAATATCTACCGTAGCGGTCCAATCGGTAGCACCTAATAAATACTGTGCTGTTTGTTTATTCTGTTGCTGTATTGTAGTATATCCATCTGGTTTTGGAACAGGAGGAATAACAATAAAAGTACCGTCTATGTAATACCAACCTGTAGGCGATACCGAAGGCGGTTCTTCTGAAATTATGTAAGCACCAGGAGCAGTGTCTTTAAAGATAATGGTATCTGGTGTAGTGTAATAAGTACCATCGTCAGTAATAACACCAACAGCTATAACAACTTGATTACAAATTAAGCTACTCAATTTATTGCTCCCTTAGAATAATATTTAACGACCTGACCAGCGTATATAGAAGGACCATAAGCTGAAGAAAATAATACAGCTTGATTTGCATTTGGACTTGCTACAGCAGGGGATTGTAAAGCTACCCCAAAAATATCTAAATAATCCCCAGGGAAAGAGCCGTTGCTAGGATTAATATTGAGTTGATTATTAGTAATAGTATAAGTCGAACAATAACCAAAAGAAGACAAACCAAACGCTCCTGTCCAAATAATCCCCTTAGTTGAAGTTAAAGGAATTATAATTGTAGAGCTAAAGTTTGTAGCCAAAGATTGAAAATTATTTTGAAAATATACAAAGTTTCCTGCCTGTGCTATTGCTCCTGAAGAAGAAATATCTAACATAAATAACATATTATCAAATGTAGATGTTGGAGTAAAAGGAGAACCGTAAGTAGAGGCTACAATAATTCTAGTTGAGCTAACTGCTGTTGTATAGACATAACTACTTGAAGGATAAGTAGTAGTTGTATTAAAAGTACTGCCCAACGTAATTGTTGTACCAGAAATTTGTAATGTTTTTGTAGTAATAGTCGTTGTACTGACTACATAAGTTATTGTTGCTAAAGTACTTGAAAGTCCAGAACAGCTTACCAAACCGCTATTGTTAGTATCTACAGAAAATCTAGTTCCTGCTGTGATTGTACTACCGCTAACAGTAAAAGCTATTGCATATTGCGTAGCTGAAATAATATAACCAACAATACAACTTGTAGAAGATAATGCACTAATTGAGGCATAAGGAGCATTTCCAGAAGTGTCTAAAACAACAGGAGTACCAAGACTTATAGTACCTGCAGAATATGTAATAATTACTGCAGTTAAATAATTTGTACCTGTTGCTCTATATACTACTGCTGCTTGTGTACTAGACAGTGCGGTAATAGATAAAGGATTTACTGGTCCTGCACTATTTACTAATAGTTTCTGTGTTAAGGTTGTTCCTGTGCTTGAAACTGTCCATAAGTTTGCGTATACGCCACTACCAGCAGAATTATACTCATAACTTAAATTAATTACTAAAGATGAACTCAAAGCTGCTGCTGTGTTTTGAGTTTCATTCCACTGTTGAATATAGCTACTTTGTACAACATACACAGTTCCTACCGAGCTGATTGTAGAGCCACTAGCAGTAATTACTTGCCCTGTATTTAAAATAGAAGCATCGGCAGTAGACGCATAAGCAGTAGATGCACTAGGGGTGGCAATAGCGGGTGACTGGAAAGGACAAACATAAGAACTATCTAATGATAATGTTCCAGATAAAGCATTAGCACTTCCTTGTGTAAGAACTCCTCCAATTACTGTAAATGCTCTTGCACTAGCAACGGATGAGCTGTTTTGATAAGTTACTATTCCACTAGTAGAAGACAAGGCAGTAATTGAGCCTCGTTGAGCATTAGAAGATGCTATAGTTTGTTGCGATACAGAAGTAACAACTGTACCTGCTACAGTAAATGCTTGTAAATAATTAGTATAACCATCAGTAAAAAAGGCAGCAAAACTTGTAGCACTTAAAGCCGTTAAAGAAACAGCATACAAATTATGAGCTGCTGGGCTAATATTAATTGGCGTATTAAGAGTAATTGTAGTGCCAGAAATTGTTGCAGTAGCTGCATTTGTTACGTTAGTGGCTGAGTTATAGATTAAAGCTATTTTAGTAGCAGATAAAGCTGTTATTCCTACTGGAGTATTAAGTGTTCCGCCTATAGCATAAGAAGAACCTTGTGATAATGTTGTTCCTGAAACCGTCAAAATACTTGCACAGTTAGTATTGTTTCCACAAACAATAGCTGCTGAAGTAGAATTTAAAGCTGCTATCTCTAACCATATACCATAACCTGACCCTCCTGCTCCTCTAAGGGCAAGAGGGGTATTAACAGTAATTGTAGTGCCAGAAATACTAATGGTAACTGCTGTAGGTGTAGCACTACCAGTTCCTCCAAAAAGAACAATTCCTAAGGTTGAGGACAACATATCTATTGAAACATATTGTCCACTGCCGTTTGAAACTAATGTAGGAGTGCCATAAGAAAGAACACCTGAAGTATTTGTAACAACAACTGCATACAAAGAGTATGGACCATAGCCACTAGAATATAGCTGAATAGCTTGTGTTGAACTAATAGGTGCTACAACTTTTCCATATAACTGATTATAAGGTGATGTGCTGCCATATAAAGTAGGAGTACCTACATAATCAGTAGTAATTTGTTCAGTAGTCCAACTACCAGCAGCAGATCCTGTAGCATAAGCCCAAGTATAATAACCAGCTCCAGGAGCTACAGCAAATAAATATGTACCTGCGTTGTCATAAACAATAAGACCATAAGAGGTACTAGTGTTTTTAATAAATGCCCAAGTTTGACTTGAAGACAAAGTATTAGCTGCAGGGAGTGTTACAGAAATATCTGCAGTAGGTTGGATAACAATGTTGTTACCCATATTAGTATTAACTAAAGTAAGGTTAGTTGCTTGGCTTAAATAGTTAAGAGTTCCTGCACCACCAGAAGAAGGAGCTTGACTTACCCAGCCAGTTCCGTTACTGGTTAAAACATTTCCAGAAGTTCCTGGTGAAGTTATTCCTGTTCCTCCGTTACTTGCAGGTAATGTTCCAGTGACTCCTGTTGTTAACGGAAGACCAGTAGCATTAGTTAAAGTAATTGATGTTGGAGTACCGTAAGTATTTGCACCAGTAAATGTATTAGCTGCGTCTAACTGTGGAAAGTCGTTCAATACAACAGCAGGTAAGCGAAGTTCAACTTTATCGCCTGCTGAGTAAGCATGTGCAGTGGTATTATCTTGGCCACGTACAATAGTCATCACGTCACCTGAACGTGCTGTTACTTTTACAATCTCAATTAAAGTACCTGTGGCAGCATCTGTTAAAGTGATGTAGAAAATGTTACTTCCTGTGATCGTAGGAAATAAAGTACCTTGTCCTGTCGTAACAGTAAGCGAGGTAGCTACGTTTGTTATTGAAGATGCTAATGTTGCTGCTGCGTTATTTGTAAATAATATTGTCATGTTCTACCCTAAAGTAACTGTATTCAATGCTGCTCCGTTAATGCCTTTAGCCGTGATTGGAGGTCTTGGAATGTAAATTTTTATTAAAAGTGTTGTTACTGATGAGACTGCCTTAACTGTTTGATAATTTAATAATCTATAAACTTTTAGTAATAGATTTGTGGTACTTTGAGAAAATGTTTGTAACCATTGACTTTGAGTAACATCAATAAAGTTATTAGCTGGCTCAGGTCTTGTCCAAGGAGGAGCTTGATAATCTGCTACTCCTCTTACAAAGTCTTGAGGCTGTCTCGGCTCAAAATCTTGTTCACATACTTTTAATCCATCCCACCTCTGACGTAAATCAGAGGCACGCATTTTTCTACCGCACACATCACAAAGTACAGACCAATTACCCCTGTCATAGCGACTAAAATAACTCATAATGTTCCTTTAGATACTTAATAGCAGCTTCTAAAGTTTTAATATTATCTTTAGCATAGCCAAGCATAGAGTTACAAGCACTACAAATAAAACCTCTTATTTCTCCTGTGGTATGACAATGATCAACTACTCTAAATGTTTCGGCTTTGCATATTGTACATTCACCAATTCTATTATTAGCATATACAGCAGCTTCTTCTTTAGTTAAGTTATACTTTTTAACAAGCATTTTAATCTTGTCTTGCTGTCTAACTTTATCTAAATTTTCAGTTCTCCACTTTTTAAAGTCGAGATTAGAACAGTCTTTACAAGCACTTTTATACCCAGTTGAGTTCTGTTTATCTTTAGAAAAGCTACTCAGCAGCTTTATTTTAGAACAACGAGAACATTGTTTTTCTTCAGCTACAATCATACTAAATCAGCACTGTAAATGTCTAGATCACCTACACCAACATAGGTATTACCTAGTGATGTGGTTATAGTCATTTCTAACCTATAAGTAACTT